AGCAGGATCTACTCACCGAAATATAGGATCAAGATATTCAGGAGGAGGTAATAATTGGATAGGAGAAATAAATGCTGTTACAATGTATAATAGAGCTCTTTCAGCTACTGAAGTAACTCAAGCCTATAATGCTTATAGATCCCGATTTAATTTCTAATCCCCCATATTTATAACCATACAGTTTGGAAACTCAAATTCCATTTCATACATTAACATATAAAACTAAATTTTAAATCGTTTATGCAAAACACAACGTTACAATTAGGACAAATTTTACAATTAGAGGCCGAAGTAAATGGAGTAATAAATACTCAAACTGGTGAAGTTGTTTCTAAGGGCCTTATGAAGGAAGTACTTAAATTCAAAACCAAATACTGGCTAATGCAATTGTCTGATGATTTGGTAGAAGAAAAAAAGAAAATTGAAGCCGTTCGAGACCAACTAGTTAAAGAATTAGGCGAAGAAGATGAAACTGGTTCTATCTCTTTACCTGTATTTATCAATGAGGTAAAAGATGAAGATGGCAAAGTAGTTTCTAAAGAAATTAACCCAAAGTTCCTTGACTTTCAAGAAAAATTCAACGAATTGTTAAGCGAAAACAAAGAAATTGCTCACGGTAAATTTTTACTAGAGGATTTTGAACTAGTAGAATCTGCTGAAGTTTATCCTGTATTTTTCAAGTTAATTTCTGCTGAATAATATGGAAAAAGTTCAATTGGCTCCCGAGGAGCTATCTAAGTTGCAAGATTTAAATAATAAAGTAGCAGATATTGTAGCATCTTTAGGTCAAATAGAAATACAATTATCTCTCCTGCAAGAAAATAAAAAATCTCTATTGGCTAGTTTTTCCCAAATTCAACAGGATCAAGATCAACTAGCCCAAGAGCTTACCCAAAAATATGGGGATGGTACAATAGACATAACCTCAGGAGAATTTACTAAGGCAGGATAGTTTTTTGAAAGGGTTTCTCATATTTATAACAAAACAATATAAAATAACTTAATAAAATGGCAGAAACTCTATTATCTCCCGGTGTATTAGCAAGAGAGAACGATCAATCTTTTATACAAGGTCAGCCACTTGAAAGAGGAGCAGCTATAATTGGCCCTACCGCAAAAGGACCAGTTGAAATACCAACACTAGTAGGTTCGTTTAGCGAATTTACCAACGTTTTTGGTGGAGCTATTCAAAGTGGATCTAACGTATATTCTTACCTTACCTCAATTGCAGTTAGCAATTACTTCCAAAATGGTGGTACTTCTTTATTAGTAACTAGAGTAGTATCTGGTTCAGGTGATAATTTTTCTCCTGCAACTAGTTCACTAATCCCAACTGGATCAGGTGGTCCTACTACTGGTGGATCTCCTTTTGTACTTGAGACAATTTCCGAAGGTATTATTATGAACAACACTGGAACTGAAGTTAATGGTGCTCTAGTTTCAGGCTCCGCCGATAACGTTAGATGGGAAATTCCAACTGTTAACACTGCTTCTGGAACATTTAGTTTATTGATTAGAAGAGGAGATGACAATAACGTACAAAAAACAGTACTAGAATCTTACAACAACTTATCACTAGATCCATACGCTGCTAACTATATTTCTAAAGTAATAGGTGATACAACTTTTAACCTAGTAACAACTGATGGATATTACATTCAACAAACTGGTTCTTACCCTAATGCTTCTAAGTACGTAAGAGTAAGAGAAATAAGATTTAATACACCACAATACTTTGATAATAATGGTATTGCTAAAAACCAATTCACAGGATCATTACCAAGTGTAAGCTCTGGTTCATTTGGTAGCGCTATTGGATCTAACATCCCAGTAGGTAAAACTGCTAAATTCTACCAGAATATTGGAACTGATATCCAAGGATTAACAGGATCTGATTACAATAATGCAATTGCTTTATTAGCAAATACTGATGAATACAAATACAATGTAATATCAGCTCCAGGCTTAACTCAACAGCATCAAGGTACTCAAGTAAATAATATTGTAAATAACACAATTGGAAGAGGTGATGCAATCGCGATCGTAGATTTAAGAGAATATGGTTCTCAGATAAACTCTGTAATTAACCAAGCTGCTGCTTTTGATTCTAGCTATGCTGCTACATACTGGCCTTGGTTACAAACCATCGATCCAAATACAGCAGAATTTGTTTGGGTACCAGCTTCAACTATGATTCCAGGTGTATATGCCTTTACAGATGCTTCTGCAGATCCATGGTTTGCACCTGCAGGTATTAACCGAGGTGGATTAGGTCAAGTAATTAAAGCTGAAAGAAAATTAACAGCCTCTAACAGAGATGATCTATATGAAGCAAATGTTAACCCAATTGCTACATTCCCTGGTGGAGTTGGAGCTGGAGTAACAGTATATGGCCAAAAAACACTTCAGAAACGTGCTTCTGCACTTGACAGAATAAACGTAAGAAGATTGTTAATTGCCCTTAAGAGCTATATAGGTCAAGTAGCAGAAGGATTAGTATTCGAACAAAATACAGCCGCTACTAGAAACAACTTCTTGAGCCAAGTAAATCCATACTTAGAATCTGTACAACAAAGACAAGGTTTGTATGCATTTAAAGTAGTAATGGATGAAACTAACAACACAGCCGATGTAGTAGATAGAAACGAGCTAGTAGGTCAAATATTCTTACAACCAACTCGTACTGCTGAATTCATTGTGTTGGATTTCAACGTGTTGCCAACTGGTGCAGTTTTCCCTGCATAAGAAGTTAGAATTTAGATATTTATAATAAAATAAAGCATATATAAAATGGCAGTATTAGATCCAAACGAAATATTCTTCACAGCTTTTGAACCAAAGCAGGCGAATAGATTTATAATGTATATAGATGGTGTTCCCTCCTATACCGTAAAAGGTATGGGAGCGGTATCATTGACTCAAGGAGTAGTAGCTCTTAACCATATTAACGTTCGTAGAATGGTTAAGGGTAAAACTACTTGGAACACAATCCAATTTACCCTATTTGATCCAATCACTCCATCTGGAGCACAAGCTGTAATGGAGTGGGTTAGATTACACCACGAATCAGTAACTGGTAGAGATGGATACTCTGATTTCTACAAGAAAGATCTAACATTCAACGTGTTAGGTCCAGTAGGTGATGTAGTATCTGAATGGATTATTAAGGGTGCTTTGATTACTGAAGCTAACTTTGGTGAATATAGTTGGGACACAGAAAGTACAGCTATTAACATTACAATGACTGTTCAACCAGATTACTGTGTATTGAACTTTTAATTCAATTTTTTATATAAATTTTTTAACCTACCCCTATTCCGGGGTAGGTTTTTTTATATATTTATAACAAAATAATAGCATGAGTAAGGAGACCAAACCACCTGTAAGAGTTAGTGTGGATAATGAAGAAGGATTAGCTAAACAAGCCACTTTCTCAGCATTTAGCCCTAAATCTCGAGTAAAGTATCTTAATACTATGCTCCCATTTCCGGCAAGAATTCCTTCTTCAATTTTTTCTCCTGTTGCCAATTCAGGAATTAAACCTCCAGTTCAAGACTTGCTTTATGTAGCAGAAGGGTATGTAGAAAACGGATACGTGTAATAAAAAATTATAACTAAAAAATAATATGCCATTAGTATTAAGAAGTGAAAAAGGCTCACAACTGACCTTTAACGAAATGGATGGAAACCTTACCTATTTAGAAGGGTTAAGTCAAGATAAATTATCAACAGGATCATTCAACTCCGCTACTGGTTCATTTGCTACAACTGGATCAAATAGATTTATTGGAAACCAAACAATTACTGGTTCCTTTACCGCTATATCAGGTAGTGGAGATTTAACAAGCTCAGTTAGATTTATACATAATACAATAGCTGCAGATCAAGGAAGTTCTGTTTTTGAAGTAAGGCATAGAAATAATACTTATTCTGAAAATATCGCTTTAAAATTATTTGCAGATGATATAACTGCTAAAATGCAATATGAAAAAGACGGTTCAACCGTTGATGTATTGCAGATGGGTTTAAATAATAATGAATTATTTTTACTACAAGATACTAGAGTTGGTTTTACAGCTGGAACCCATAAATTAATGGTAACAGGTTCACTTTTAGTATCCGGAAGCACAAACATTAATGGCTTTACAGTTTTACCTCAAATATCTGCTTCTTTAAACTTTGTAAACGATACAGCTGCTGCATCTGGTGGTGTTCCATTAGGTGGTTTATATAGAAGTGGAAGCTTTATACAAATTAGACTAGTATAAAATACATACATAAATTAAGAAAAATAGCTTGGCTTTTGTCAAGCTTTTTCTTATCTTCATATTTATCATCGAACAAAAGTTATTTTAAAACAAGTATATGTCTGAATTTAAGTTACCTACCGAAACAATCGAATTACCCTCAAAAGGCTTATTGTATCCTTCCGACAGTCCACTTGCTAGTGGTAATATTGAAATGAAATACATGACCGCTAAAGAAGAGGATATCTTAACTAACCAATCCTATATTCAAAACGGAACAGTATTGGACAAATTGCTCCAATCTCTAATCGTTACTAAAATTAGCTACGATGATTTGCTAATTGGAGACAAAAACGCAATCATGATTGCAGCTCGCATCTTAGGATATGGTAAAGATTATAAATTCATATATCGTGGAGAAGAAGAAACAGTTGATTTAACTAAAATAGAAAATGCTCCATTACACGAGGAGGTACAAAAAGCTAAATCCAACGAATTTGCTCTCACACTCCCAGGTTCAGGTAATGTAATTACGTTTAAACTATTAACTCATGGTGATGAGAAAAAAATAGAGCAAGAATTGAAAGGTTTAAGTAAAATAAACAAAAATAATTCTTCTACAATCACTACCAGATTAAAACACCAAATTCTTTCCGTTAACGGGGAAACAGAAAAACCCAAAATTCGAGAATTTGTAGACAATTACCTCTTAGCTCAGGATTCAAGAGCATTAAGAGAAAAAATAAAACAATTAAGTCCAGACGTAGATTTAACTTTTTTTCCCGAAAATGGGGACAACCGAGTCGACATTCCAATTGGACTTAACTTTTTTTGGCCTGACCTCTAATACAGCACCCGAATTTCGATTAACAGTATTTAAACAGATTCATGAAATCGTATTCCACGGACAAGGTGGATACGATTGGAATACTGTTTATAATATGCCGTTATGGCTACGTAAATATACGTTTAATGAAATTCGTACGTACTATGAACAGCAAAATGAGACTGCTAAAAAACAACAGTCATCTAATGTTAAAAGTTTAGTTAACCCTGATGGTACTGTAAATACTCCTGAATTTATGAAAGCATCCAAAGAATTTAAAGGTAAAACAAATTATAAATAATAATATTTATAACATATACCTTGATAATATATGTCTACTCAGCAAGAATTAGAATACCAAAGAAGACTTAGGGAAGAGATAGAAGAAACACTATTTCTTCAACGTAGTTTTACAGATGAAGCATTACGATCTGCCAGAGCAGTATTAGGTACAAGTGAAAGTGCTAGAAGAACTGCTGATGCCTTTAGGGGGGTATCAAATATTACAACTAGAATTGCTAATGAAATGAAAGAAGTAGTTAGCGGTTCTAGAAAAATAGAAACTCTTGCAAATACTCTAGTAAAACAACAACAGGCAGTTTCTAGTGTAAATACTGAATTTAATGCTGTTGTTGATAATATACTTTTCTCTAACCAAAATATAAACGATTCATTAAAACTCCAAATGGACTCAGCGTCCAAATCTGCTCTTATTTTCCAAAAAATTAATGATGAAAGAAATAATTTAACGGATGAAGAAATACATTTGCTTGAATTATATGCTAATCAGTTTGATACTTTAGCTAAACAAGAAAAACAAATTAAAGAAATCCAACGTCAAGCTGAAGAAATGAAAAAAATTACTGGCGGCATGTTTGGAATAGCTGAAGGAGCAGATGGAGTATTAAAAAAATTAGGAGGAAGTAAATTTAGTGAAGCTTTAGGTCTTAATGATGCTATTAATAAAAGTAAAGAATATGCTCAATCTTTATTAGATGGTAATCAGGGAGTTGCTCGAGCTGGAGATAAGTTTAGGGTTATAGGGAACTTAGTTGGTAATTTAGGTAAAAACCTATTTAAAGCTCTTAGTCCCTTAACTTTAATTGCAGAATTTGTTCAAGCTTTAGGACAAGCTGATAAAGAAACAACTGAACTCCAAAAATCTATGGCTCTCACTAAAAGTGAGGCTGTAGAATTTAGAATGGGTTTAACAGAAGCTGCTAATCAATCAGGTAATATAAATATAACTGCTACTAAATTAGCAAAATCCTTTGGTGAATTAAATAAACAATTTGGATTTATAACCAATTTTGCTTCAGGCACATTGGTTACAATGACTAAGTTAACTGAAGTAGTAGGAGTTAGTTCTGAATCTGCAGGAAATTTAGCTGCAGCTTCCGAAGTTACAGGAACAAGCTTTGAATCCAATTATAAAGATGTACTAGCTACCAGTTACCAACTCCAAATGCAATCTGGAGTTCAAATGGATCTAAGAGATATTTTAGAACAAACAGGTAAAGTGACAGGTACTATTAGAGCTAATTTAGGTGCTAATCCTTCACGAATAGCTGCAGCAGTTACACAAGCTAAATTATTTGGTGCTTCATTACAAGATGTAGCAAATGCTGGTAAATCTTTACTTGACTTTGAATCTTCTATTACTGCTGAACTAGAAGCAGAATTATTGCTAGGTAAAAATATAAATCTTGAAAGAGCAAGAGCAGCAGCTTTAGCAGGAGATCAAGTTACATTAGCACAGGAATTACAAAAAGAAGCTGGAACTTTCTCCGACTTTACCAAAATGAACGTTATTCAGCAAGAAGCATTAGCTAAAGCTATGGGAATGACTTCAGACCAATTAGCTGATATTTTATTTCAGCAAGAAGTACAAGGTAAATCAGCTAAAGAATTGCGAGCATTAGGTAAAGATGAATTAGCTGATAGACTAGAAGCTCAAGATCTTCAAACTAAATTTAACGCTACCGTAGAAAAATTAAAAGCTATTTTTGTAGATGTAGCTACAGCATTAACTCCTATACTAAGTGTATTAGGAGATGTTTTTAGTATAGTAGGAAAAATTATAGAATTTCTAGATCCATTTATAGGAACTTTAACAGGTATTGCAACTGGTGCGGCCGTAGGAGGACCAGTTGGTGCTATAATTGGGGGAGCTATAGGAGCTGTAGGAGATATTAGTAAATATGTATCAACTGCGGATGATGCAATAGTTCCTGCTGGATATGGTGAGACTATAATTAAAAAAGGTAAAGATACTATAGCATTAAACAATGATGATATGGTTGTAGCAGGAACCAATTTAGGGGGAGGTAATGAAAACCAAGAAACAAAACGTACCAATCAACTACTTGAATCATCTGTACAAGCACTACATGAGCTAACTAAACTATCAGCAAGACCATCAGTATTTAAAATTGGAACTGATGAATTCTTTACTTCAACATCCAAATATAGCTATCAAATTCAGTAATGTTTAATATTTATAATAAATTAAACCCCATATACAATGGCACTATTAGATAAATTAAAAAAAGATGGTACAGTATTAACTCCTTTAAGAGGTACTAGACCAACAGCTACTTTAGTAAAAGATGTAATCCAAATAAACAATACTTTTTCTAAGGGACAATATCAGAACTTTGTTGTTAACACTCCTAGAGCTCAGGATCTTACAGGAAACAAGTAATATTAAATGGCCGCGTTAATAAGCCAAAATACAAACCTAAAATCTTTACGGTACGGAAAGGATAGAGTAGGTGGTGGGGAGAGTAATCAACCATATATTAAATCCCCCATTCCCGAAAATAGAAACCAATTAGGCCGTAATGGGGGGATTGATTTTCTTTTACGTGGTGGAACATTAACCCCTTCTAGAGCTGCTCAAGATGTTTCTAGATTAACTAAAATGTTTAGAGATTCTAAGTCTCCAAATGGAACACTTTTTATCGCTAAACAATTCCTATTATCTTTATCAGGTGTAAAAACCCAAGCTAGTGGAATTATAAACCAAGGAATATATACTCCTGCCTCCACTATACTTCAAGCAGGTGGAAATGCTTTTGGTATCCATTTGAACAAGCAAGGGTTAAACCCATTCAGAAATACTTCTCCTGATGATACACCTGGTTTTTTGGGTATACAAAGTCCTTTAAGATTACCTGTATATGCTCAAGTTGTTAAATCAGATCAAGAAAAAGAAGATAACAGATTAGTTCAACTAGCAAACTGGAAACTAAAGATAAACGTTAATCCTGTTACTTCTCCTGTAGGTCAAAATCCTATACTTTCTTCTACTGCTTTTGAACAAATAAAAAAATCACCATTAATTTCTGACCAAAGAGGTGAAATTTTACAATATGCAGGTGGACCTAATTCCATATTAGGAATAGGCAGAACTACTATAAAAAGAAAAAGTAACACCGCAGATGGTTTAGATTTTGCTAAAAACCCTACTTTCCAAGGTAGATATTATGTCTTAGATTCTACTCAAATTAGTAATATACCTACTTCTAAAGACAATACTCGATTAGAAACTTTTAAAGATTTTAGAAAAGATTTATTAGCACAACAAACCACAGGCTTTAAGAAAAATATACTATCTAAATCCCCAGATTATAAATTAAATAGAATTGAAGATAGAGTTAATCTAGGAGATCCAGGTAGAAGAGATAAAAATGTTAGCAGTTACCGTCAAGGGTTAGGAGAACCTTTAGATAAAATTAATGCCTATTCTTTATATTCTTCTCGAGCTTTAGGTACTAATACCAATGAATTTAATCCTCTCTTGAATGATTTAGTTCAATTTAGAATAGGAATAATAGAAAATGATTCTCCTCAAAATAAAGTTTACATTCACTTTCGTGCATTTTTAGATTCAATGGATGATCAATATAATGCAGAATGGAATCCCTTTAAATATATGGGTAGAGGTGAAAATTTCTATAGATACAATGGATTTTCCCGTACTATAAATTTAAGCTGGACCGTAGCAGCTCAATCTAAAGAGGAATTAATACCAATGTATCAAAAATTAAACTTCTTAGCTTCATCTTTAGCCCCTGATTTTTCAGTTAAGGGTAACGATATAAAAGCTGTAGGTGGATATATGAGAGGCAATTTAGCCACCTTAACTGTAGGAGGCTATCTATATGAACAACCTGGTATAATCACTAGCATAAACTATTCAGTTCCACAAGAATCTCCATGGGAAATTGGTATAAGTGATGGACCTGATAATAGTTTAGTTATAAAAGATGGTACAGTTAAAGAATTACCTCATATAATTAAAGTAACAGGATTTCAATTTATCCCAATTCACGAATTTGTTCCTAGATTACAACAAAATAAATATCTTGATGTTCAAAATGAAGAAAGTGTAGCATCATTCGGAAATGAGAGATACATAGCTTTAAGTAATGGGTCAGATACTAATTATAATCTTAATAAATCAAATATTGATGATAATTTTATACAATGAACCGTTATCAAGACATATCAATTCTTAGAAATTCAACTGGAAAACAGTATTATGGCACTACCAAATATCCTGAAATTCCTTTGGATTTTAATGATATTTACGTATATTCAACAGTTGGTGATAGATTTGATTTATTGGCCCAACAATATTACAGTGATTCTACTTTATGGTGGGTAATTTCAATAGCAAATACTAACTTAACACAAGGTTCATATTATATACCCGAAGGATCTCAAATTAGAATACCTGCTAATATTAGCAGAATTATGACCCAATACAATGCATTAAACAGAATTTAAAGTTATGACCGGGAATATAATAGGAGAACCATTTGAGGATTTTGTAAGTGAACAAATTGATGTAAGACAATCAAGTCAATTTGCAGGATATGGAAATGCTCTTCGTACTCCTGAACAATTACAATACCTTAACAATAGAAATGCTTGGGTAAAGCTTGCTTCTTCAGTTAAAATAGCATCAAGTAATGAGGGTAGAAAAAAACTTACAAGTATAAAAATCCAAAACCCCGACAGCTATTTAGGTACAAAATTAGCTGAATCCGCGATACTATTTAATACTTTATCTTCTTATACCAAAGCTGAATCTCCCCTTAATTCTCAACGTGGAGGAATTGCTAAAACCACTGATTTATGGAATAATGATTTTGCTTACGGAATAGGTGGAACAGATCAAGGCATTCAACCTCCTCCGGGTATAATAGGAGTTACAGTTAATTCTCTAAATAGGGGTTCTATTCGAAAAGCTAATGTAACACTTAAAGCCCACAACAGATTCCAATTTAATCTTATTGAATTGCTTTACCTAAGATTAGGTTATACAATGATGTTAGAATGGGGATGGGACAAATATCTAGAGATTGATAATAAAAGTAATGAAATTATTTTAAGTCCTATGGGTAATGCCATAATTGAAAATTTATGGTTTGAAAGTAATGGAATTTCTCAAATTGGAATGATTAATGAAATTAATAGTTACCGAGAAAAATATTCAGGCAATTACGATGGTTTTTTTGGTAAAGTATCTAATTTTACATGGAGTTTTAATCCTGATGGTTCATATGATATTTCAATAGATTTAATTACAGTTGGAGATGTTATTGAATCTTTAAAAGTAAATACTTCTACTAAAATCTTACCAGTGCCACCCACTCCAAGTGAATCAACAACACCTGCTCCCGAATCTAATAATATTACTAAAGCATCATATTTAAATACTATAGGTTATTTCTTATATCAAAAAGCAATAGAACTTTCTAGATTAATTACAAAAAATAATTTAGAATTTAGAAATGACCCAAATGTTTTTGCTCAAACCGCACTGGGCGGTCTTACAGGTCCAGATGGTGTGGGTAATTATCTTACACTTTCTCCTTTTAAAAGAATTGGAGAAAGAACAACTGTAAAAAGTACCCAATCTATCCAAATTTATATAAGACTTAAAGAATTTCTTGCACAATTAGAAACACTAATAATCCCTCAAATAAGTACATCCCCAGGTAGTGGAAATTCTTCCCCTCAACTTCAATTTGAAAAAGAAAATTGTTATATATCTCATTTTCCTAATCAAATATCTTTAGATCCTAAGGTTTGTGTTTTTAAGTTTCCATTACATTATGGTGATATTCCTACTACTACTTATGGAGATTTAGAAGGAGTTTTTAATCCTGCTTTAGATGGAGAAAAAAATTATTTAAAAAGTTTAGCAGACTATCTTGTTACTAAAGGAGATTATACCTATGGTAATTTAATGAATATTTATGTTAATTTTGATTTTATCTCCAAGTTATTATTATCTAACGGAGGACCAGATCAAGAATTATCTTTATTTAAATTTTTACAAGATTTATGTAATGGCATAAATAATGCTTTAGGGGGAGTAAATAAATTAGAACCTGTTATAAAAAATGATTATATAATTACACTAATAGATCAAACCTACTCTCAAGCATCTCGTAAAGATGAGGTTGAATTAGAGATATATGGTTATAATCCTGATAAACAAACTTCTAATTTTGTAAAAGATATAAAGTTTGAATCTAAAATTACCCCACAATTAGCCACTATGATTACTATTGGTGCTACTGCTGCGGGTAGTTCAACAGCTGAAGTAGATGGAACAGCATTTTCAAAGTGGAGTGAAGGGTTAATAGATAGGTTTTCTCAAGAAATGCTAGAACCTAATGGGCTTGATTCTTTAGAACAACAACAAGCTCAACAAAAACAACAACAAACTGAACAACACTATAGAAGTATATGGCTAGGATTTCCTACTAGTGGTAATGCTACTCAAAGAAGAATAAACAATACTGTTAATGCTGCTGTAAGAAGTCTAGCATCTTTTTTTACTAATTTTACCTTAGGATCAGGAAGAGGAATAAGAAATTCTGCCGCTGCTACTTCTGCAGATATTGCAAGTATTGAAGCTACATTAAGAGCTAATAATCAACAATTAGATAAAATTGAAAAGAGAAAAATAGGATCTAAATATCCTACAATGTTAAATGAATCTTTAACTTTTGATCAATTTTATCGTAGAGCTTTAGCATATGATACTAATTTAGCAAACAATAAAATCTATTCAGCAGAAGAAATTCAGGATAAAGTAAGTGTAAATTATCTTTTATATTTAATAAATGCTTTTGGTGGAAATACTAAAGAATATAAAATACCTTATCCAAGTAATAAAAATAAATTAAAAATTTCTTTAGCCTATCCCTATAGTGTAACAGCTGAAAATTCTAGGTATTTAGAATTTAATGATTCTTTTATTGCGCAAGGAAAATCAGCGTACCAAAACTATTTAAATAATCTTAATACTGAACGATTTAGAGCTGTAAATATTCCTTCTAGTGAAGTAGGCTTTATTCCCTTATCTTTTGATCTAGTATTAGATGGAATATCAGGTATAAAAATATACAATAAATTAAATATTAACAATACCTTCTTACCTTCAAATTATCCTGAATCATTAAAATTTGTTATAACTAAAGTTGATCATAACATATCAAACAATAGTTGGGATACTTCATTATCTACTATTTCTATTCCTGAAACAAATCCTTACAAATATCCCCAAACACCTACCCCAGAAAATACTGAAAACACTAGAAATGTAAATAATACTGGAAATTCTTCTAATAATATTACAGGTACTTTAACCCCTCAACCTGGTCAATCAGGAAAATTCGAACCCCTTAAAAGTATAGCTGCTAAATACGAATCAGGAGGTGAGGGTTATGGTGCTTCTAATACAGGTATAGTTCAAGGATGTACTTTTAGTAATTTGACTAATGTAGAAAATATGGAATTTAGGGAATTAAGAAGACGAATGCAACTTCCATCATCTCCTTGTGATAGAAATAGAGTATCTGCTGCTGGAAAATATCAAATTGTACCTATAACTTTATTTGGTGGTGGTAATTTAACTGGTGGTCTTTGGAAACAATTAGGACTTAAAGATACAGATAAATACACTCCAGATATCCAAGAAAAAATGTTTACGCAAATGCTATTAAATAAAACCTCATTGGGTAATTATTTAACAGCAAAAAATCAAGGCACACTATCACAGTTATCAGCCGCAATCCAAGACTTATCCCAACTATTTGCCTCTATGCCTACTATTAAAAGGGAAGATGGAAACATAGTAGGAAATGTAGAATTAGGAACTGGAAATACTGGATATTACCTTGATGCTGTAAACAGTAAACCAAAAGCTATATCTATTAGACAAATAGCTAAAATAATAATCCAAACCCGAATTAATTATTCAAATACTGTTCCTCAGGAATATCCTTCTTATTATACATCTCCTGTTTAATTTTTGCAATGTACTACCCAAAATCTCAAGTTAAAACTAATTTATACACTAAAGGGGGAGAATATATTATATCAAATTCAAGTACCCCTTATAGGGGATACTATTATCAAACCTCTAATGGGGAATATTTTAGCGGTAAAACCCCAAATGAATCTCCTTCTTTTAAACTTACAAAAGTTAGTTTAAATGAGTCTGTTACAACCACCTCCTTTGAATTTGAAAGAGACAATTTTTATTTAATAGAGGGGGGGTATGCTCTATCTACTAATTTACCTTTTAATCAAACTCCTCCATCTCCCCCAAAACAAACATATCCTATTGTAACTGACAACGACTATAAACTAGGAGAATTTCAGAGATATTTTGTTAAAAAAGGCAACGAAATCAAATTCCTAGAAATATCTCTAGAAGACTATAGAAAATATGTAAACCAAGATAGAGACGTAATGTTTGAGCTCTACACTCCAATCCAAATAAACTGGATATTAACAGGGGAAGAAAAACAAGTTTACCAAGTAAACCAAAGCATAGTAGCTAGAGCAGAACGCGAACAAAACCTACCAGGATTTACACAATATTTCAGAGGTAAATTTACTCAATTTTACAAGTAACTAGGTATTCCTAAAAATCTTTATTATATTTATAACAAATATTTAAATTTATAAACATGGCACAGCAAATATTAAGCGCAGAATTTCGCAGAATGCAGAAATTAGCAGGCATTATTAATGAAGAGCAATTAAGTATATCACAATTACCTTTTAAGTTTTTATTTAATTATCCAATCGCTCATACTTCTACACCAGGTAATTTTCAAGACTGGTATAGAGATGGTATGCCCTTATATGGAGATGGGGATAGGAAGAAATTAGAGATAGGTAATATAGAGCGATTTAGTCCAGAAGATGATAAAAAATTGCGTTCTTTGATAAATATATGGTGGGATGAAGTTGATGATATAGGAACTGCAGATTTTAATGCTGGAAGAGATAGCGAGGAAATTAAACAAGTGAAAAAAGATATTCTAGATTTTTTATTACAAAAATCAAAGTTATTACTGGATAAATAAACTACAATTCATATCATGTCACATCAAATTTTAAGCGAAGAATTCTGCAGAATGCAAAAACTAGCAGGATTGCTAAAAGAAGAATTTGATTTTGATCTTAATCTTGAACTAGATTCTTTCTTTAAAAATAACCCAATTGATGAAGAAAATAAACTTTATGTTGATGTGCTAGCTAAAAAACATATTGAAAATAAAATAGGTCGCTCATTAACCCCTCAAGAAAAATCTAAAATTACTAAAATAGTAAATCAATACCAACTTCAATACTCAGAAGAAAGATTTGAAAAACAAGATAAAGAAAAACAAGAGGAAATCAAATATCGTTATCAAAATAATCTTTTACCCCTATTCATAGACAACAGTTCTGGAACTCCTGATAGTAAATATTATAAACTTGCTAACACATATCATTATACTGATATGGATGGAAAAGTACATAAATACAATCAAGACCCAAAAAGTGGATACACTGATTATGAACTAAGAGATGAATGGATTAATACACCAGTTCCAAAAGAAATTTTAGATAAATATTTAGATAAATACATGAGACGTGGTTAAAAACCATACCATTGAATTTTACAAATAACTAGGCTCTCAAAAAGAGCCTTTTTATATTTATACAAATAAAGGTTACGCAATGTACTGGCTAATAGAAGACATAGACCAACTTAAAAGTTTCTACAATTTAGGATACAAGGAAGCATTCATAGAGATAATACCTTCAAATGATAAAATCCACCCAATCCAAAACACTGTATCTTTGGTGTATATTCGCCCGCTTTTAGCAACTAAAGGCTTTATGCTAGGGGTGTCCCATAGCGAAACGCTAAACGAAATATCGCAACACATTACCGCAATTCTACAAAAGTTTGATGTGTTGTATTGTAGGGATAAGAAAGAAATATTACATTATTTTCCAATTAAGCATTTGCTCGACATCACACCCCCTCCTCATCCGTATATACGACCAACCACAACAACACACGATCTATTTTATAGAAACCACGGTTCAAACATAGAGGTAAACAAAATTATCCCTATTGTTAAACACTATGAGGTGTGTGAGCAAATGTATAATGATTTGCTACCAAACATGTGTGAGCCCAAAACACAATATCACAAGTTTTTTAACAATAAAGTAACAGTAGTGTTTAACGCTATTGAACAAAACGGGATACATATCAATAAACCCGAATTTGAAAATTATTTTACTAAAACAAATTCGGATTTTGTCTATACACAATACAATTTAAAAACAACAACAACAAGACCATCAAACACATTTGGAGGAATTAACTATGCGGCTCTCAATAAAGAAAACGGTTGTAGAAAAAGCTTTATACCACGTAACGATAAATTTGTTGAAATTGATATTTCTGCTTACCATCCTAGCTTGGCTGCTCGTCTCATTGATTATGTTTTTCCCGTTGATGATATTCATGCTCATTTTGCTTCCTTATATAAAGTGGACTACGCAAAGGCAAAAGAACTTACATTCAAGCAGTTATATGGAGGAGTTTTTGAATCTTACAAAAATATTGATTTCTTTAAGAAAAGCCAGGTATATATTGAGAAAAACTGGGAGCAATTTGAAAACACGGGAAGTATAGAGGTGCCAATCTCTGGATATAAAATTGAAAAAAATAATGTGGGGGAAATGAACCCACAAAAATTGTTTAATTATTTGCTACAAGGATACGAAACAGCTCAGAATATTTTGATATTGTGGGATATGTTGCGTATCTTAATGGGAAAGAATACGAAATTGGTTCTGTACACATATGATTCGTTTTTGTTGGATTGGGATGAACAAGAACAGAATGAAATGCTAGAAATTCAAAATATATTTAAAAAATACAAACTAAACACAAAAGAAAAAACAGGTTATGACTATGACTTTGGAAAAAGCAACTAATATGTATAATCCGCAATACGATGTTATCACGGATTTAAATACAATAAAAGATTTGAACAATAAGCTATTTTGTACATTCACAGACCCAAAAAATCTAGATGTACTAATTGAGGATATAAAAGCAAAATACAGCATTATATACAATAAAATGTTTGTTTTGGAAATTATAGGTAAAGAAGAATATGTTATTACCTACAATGTTGAACATGCAAACGTAAGCTATATACCTGAAAATACTATTTTGGTTCATAGAAAGAAGGAATCAAACACACTATATACAATTAATGCTTTGAACGAGCTAATTAAAAAATTGAATGGTGGTGTAGTTGATACTAAATTTGCTATTAATTGGAACCACTATAAGAATTGTATTTTACTTACCCAACATAATGAGTTAAACCAATTAAACACTAAGATTTTTAAAATTATAGAGATATGAAAGAGTTAAAGACATTTAAAGAATTTTTAAAAAAAGAAAAATCTTTAGAAGAAGCATGGAGCCTTAATTCAGCTCAAATCACAAGAGATCTTGAGTATTTAAGTCAAAAAGCAGATAGTATTGCAAGAAATTCAAACTTAAAAGATAATACAGATCTAATTAAGTTTGCTGAGGATGTTTATTATTATGTAGAGCAAATTAAAAGAGCATTATAATTTACTTAAAAAAAGCCCTCGAAAGAGGGCTTATTTACATTTGGCTTTCGTAAAAAGAATTATTACATTTAGGGTTGTAAACATAAACAGTTATATCTATGGATTTATCACTATTGAAAAAGAAGTTAGATGGTCTTCAACAGAAAACATCACCTAAGGAAAAAACCGATTACTCTAAAATTTATTGGTCACCTAAGGTAGGAAAACAACAAATCCGTATTGTTCCTTCTGCTTTTAATAAAGCAAACCCATTCACGGAACTTAAAATTTATTACGGTATTACAAACAAAGTTATGATTTCTCCTACAAATTTTGGAGAAAAGGATCCGATTGCTCTATTTGCCGCAAAACTTAGAGGCGAATACAACAAGGAAAATTTCGTATTAGCTAAAAAACTTGACCCTAAAGCTCGTATTTTTGCCCCCGTAATTGTACGTGGTGAAGAAGATATGGGTGTTAGATTGTGGCAGTTTGGAAAGCAAGTATACGAGGAATTGCTAAGCTTAGCTATGGATGAAGAAATTGGTGACTATACCGATATTGTAAATGGTAGAGACATTACAGTTGAAACTGTAGGACCTGAGTCAACAGGAACTAAATACAATAAATCTTCAGTACGTGTTAAGTTGAAAACCTCCCCATTGAGTGAAAATAAAGCTCAAGTAGAAAGTTGGTTGTCTGATCAACCTAACCCAACAGATTCATTTAAGAAATATACGTTTGATGAAATGAAATCTGCTTTGGAAAAATGGTTGTCTCCTGAAGATGAGGCTGAAGAAGGTGATATTATTGACGAGGCTAATGATGGCTTTGAAGATGAAGCTCCGGTTAGTAAGTTACCTTGGGAAGAAGAACCAGAAACACAACCTAAAAAGCAAGCTAACTATAGCTTGAACACTACCAAAGTAAAACAATCTAAAGGAGATCAATTCAACGCCTTGTTTGAGGAGGATGAAGATTAACATTTATGGCTAAAAAAAGAAACACATCACTTTCCGCGGCAGTGTCCGCGGAAATTAAATCTAACTTTGATCTAAGCAAATTTAAAACCAAGAAAGGCTTAGATAAAAACGTTAAATTTAAAGATCAACAGTGGATTCCTTTATCTCCTGCTTTCCAAGAAGTTAGCTCTATCCCTGGAATTCCTATGGGTCATATTATTATGCTCCGAGGACATTCCGATACAGGAAAAACAACTGCAATGATTGAAGCAGCTGTATCAGCCCAAACCAATGGTATTCTTCCCGTATTCATTATTACAGAAATGAAATGGAATTGGGATCATGCCGTACAAATGGGACTAGATATTAATATTACTCGAGATCCAGAAACAAAAGAAATTATTGATTATGAAGGTAATTTTATTTACGTTGATCGAGAAACGTTAAATTCTATTGAAGATGTTGCTGCGTTTATCCTAGATTTGTTGGATGAGCAGAAGAAAGGTAATCTACCGTATGATTTGTTGTTTTTGTGGGACAGTATTGGTTCTATTCCTTGTGATCTATCAATTCGTTCTAACAAAAATAACAATGAATGGAATGCAGGTGCGATGTCAACTCAATTTGGCAATAACGTAAACCAAAAAATTGTAATGTCTCGTAAAGAATCTTCACCTTATACTAATACACTTGTAGTAGTAAACAAGGTATGGACTTTAAAACCCGAATCACCAATGGGTCAGCCCAAATTGATGAATAAAGGTGGATATGCAATGTGGTATGATGCAACATTTGTAATTACATTTGGAAACATTATGTCTGCTGGTACTTCTAAAATCAAAGCCATTAAAAATGGTAAAGAAGTAGAATTTGCTAAACGTACAAACCTCCAAATTGATAAAAACCACGTTAATGGTGTTACTACCCGAGGTAAAATTGTAATGACTCCACATGGTTTTATTATGGATGATGATAAAGCTATTAAGGAATACAAAAACATGTATGCCGAGGAATGGGCTCGCATTTTAGGTGGTGGAGATTTCTCAATCATTGAGGAAAACGAGGAAGCAAGCGTTGTATCCCAATTCGAACAAGAACCAGAATAACATGAAACACAAAGAACTATTTAAACTTCTTGATGATATCAAGGAGGAGGGGAATGAATCCTTACCTAAAAGACACGATAGAGTTTTATTGATAGATGGATTAAATCTATTCTTTAGAAACTTTGCAATGTTAAACATGGTAAACCCCGATGGAGTTCATGTTGGAGGATTAGGTGGGTTCCTCCGTTCACTAGGTTCTTTAGTTAAACAAATCCAACCCACCGCTGTTTATGTTGTATTCGATGGGGCAGGGTCTTCTAGCAATAGAAAGAACCTTGTCCCCGAGTACAAATCTGAACGGCATACTCAAAGGGTAACTAACTGGGAAATATTTGATAATTTAGATGATGAACATGATTCTAAAATTGATCAAATTGTACGTTTAATCCAGTATTTAAAGCAATTACCTGTTAAAACCCTAGCTATTGATAAGGTAGAAGCAGATGACATAATTGCGGTGTTATCTATGGATTTAGTTAAAAAATATAATTCCACAGTATTCATAGTTTCCTCAGATAAGGATTTTATTCAACTAGTAAATGATAAAGTTGTAGTATATCGTCCAATGGAAAAGGAATACTACAGCCCTAAAACAGTAACAGAAAAATTTGATGTACTAGCTGAAAATTTTATTTTATACAAAACACTACTTGGGGACGCTTCCGATAAAGTGCAAGGAGTTAAAGGATTGGGTCAAAAAGGTATATTTAAAAAATTTCCTGAATTAAAAACTCAACCCCTTACTTTAGATGATATATTTGAAATCTCGGCTAGGAAATTTAAAGACCATGTAGTATATTCAAGAATATTACAAGATCAAAGACGATTAGAGACTAATTACAAGATTATGGATTTGTCAAAACCAATGGTAGATGAACGAGACATAGCTTATATTAACAATATGGTTGAATCTGATCTACCTGAGCTTAATTCTAAGAACTTTACTATAATGTACGAGGAAGATAAGCTGGGTGGAATGATCAAAAACGTAGATTATTGGTTGAAGGATAATTTCTTACATTTTAAAGGTTACAAAAATAAATGACGTTAAATTCTCTTAGTGCTTACGGACACGATTTTCAAATTAAGGTATTATCCTCTCTATTAACACATAAAGAATTTCTAATAAACATTCATGATATTATCTCGGATGAATATTTTGATAATCAAGCGGTAAAATGGTGTGTTGGTGAGATTTTAAATTACTTTGATAAGTACCATACAGTTCCTACTCTAGAAATTCTTAAAATTGAATTGCAAAAAGTAGAAAATGAGGTACTACAAATATCGATCAAAGATCAACTTAAACAAGCATACATTTCTTCAGATGCGGATTTACAATATGTGCAAGAAGAATTTACAAATTTTTGTAAAAACCAACAATTAAAGAAAGCGCTATTAACTTCTGTTGATTTACTTAAGGCTGGAGATTTTGATGGTATTAGAAATTTAGTAGACAATGCTTTAAAAGCAGGTAATGATAAAAATTTAGGACACGAATATGTTAAAGATATTGAAGATCGCTATAGAGAAGACTCAAGAGCTGTTATACCTACGCCTTGGGAACTTATTAACAATCTACTCCAGGGTGGACTGGGAAATGGAGATTTTGGCCTTATATTTGGTAATCCAGGAGGTGGAAAATCTTGGTCGCTAGTAGCTTTAGGAGGCTATGCCGTAAAGTTAGGATATAATGTTTTACACTATACTTTAGAACTAGGAGAAAATTATGTTGGTAAACGATATGATGCATTCTTCTCTAAAATTTCGGTTACTAAAATTGATAGTTTTAAACACAAAATTGAGGAATTAATTCCCCAATTACCAGGACAACTTATTATAAAAGAATTTCCTACTGGTAAAGCTACGATTTCCACAATCGAATCCCATATTAGCAAATGTTCAGATCTAGGTGTTAAACCTGATCTCATTATAATAGATTATGTGGATTTGTTGTCTTCCAAGAAAAAGAATCGTGAGCGTAAAGAAGAAATCGATGATATTTATCAAAGCACTAAAGGATTGGCTCGTCAATTGAACATACCAATTTGGTCTGTTTCACAAGTCAATAGATCTGGTGCACAAGATAAAATTATTGAGGGGGATAAAGCAGCAGGATCATATGATAAAATGATGATTGCTGACTTTGCAATGTCTCTTTCGAGAAAGAAAGAAGACAAAGTAAATGGAACAGGACGGTTCCATATTATGAAAAATAGATATGGGACAGATGGTTTGACATTCATGGTTAATGCCGATACTTCAACTGGGCATTTTGAGGTAACAGAATACCACGACCAAGATGAAGAAGACAGACCATCTCCCAAATCTAAATCTAATTCTTTTGACGATGTAGATGACTACGATAAAGAATTATTAAGGAAGAAATTCTTTGAACTAAACGACTAAACAATATATTAAATATGAGCAAACTTACAGAACCCCGTCATTTTTATAAGCCATTTGAATACCAACAAGCATTTGAATTCTATAAGAACCAACATAGAGCACACTGGCTTGCAGATGAGGTACCATTAGCTTCAGATTTGAATGACTGGAGGTTGAATTTGAACGAAAGTGAAAAAAATCTAATTGGAAATATTTTAAAAAGTTTTGCTCAAACAGAAGTACACGTAAATGATTATTGGTCTGGAAAAATCTCACAATGGTTTCCTAAGCCTGAAATTGTTGCTATGGCAGGTTCATTTGGTGCATTTGAAGCAATTCACGCCGAAGCATATGCTAGATTGAACGATGAATTAGGTTTGGATGATTTTCAAGCGTTTATGGAAGATGAAGCATCTCGTAACAAAATTGAAAGATTGCTTGAAACCCCTTCCGAAACACTAGAGGAAAAAGCATTGGCATTAGCTATTTTTTCTGCCTTTACCGAAGGTGTAAACTTGTTTTCCTCTTTTGCTATCCTAATGTCTTTCCAACTACGCAATTTGCTTAAAGGAACAGGCCAAATCGTTGAATGGTCCGTGCGAGATGAATCGCTACACTCACAAGCGGGCTGTTGGCTATTCCGTACATTGATGCAGGAAAGTCCCGAGCTAGATACGGTAGAAATGCGAAATAATGTTATTGAGGCATGTAACTTATCTGTTAAACTTGAATTTGACTTTATTGATAAAGCATTTGAAATGGGTGAAATTGAAGGTTTAAATAAAGAACAACTCAAGAACTTTATCAAAGCAAGAGCAAACGATAAAATGAAAGAACTTGGATACAACCCAGTTTATAATGATATTGACCCAGCACTATTGAAGCAAATGGAATGGTTTGGTCACTTAACATCTGGAAAAACACACCAAGATTTCTTTGCAAATCGAGTTACAGACTATTCAAAGTCAACAGGAGATTGGTCCGATCTATAATTTATTAATTAACACTAAAATATGAGCACACAAGTAGATACCAGCAAATGGGTAAAGGGAAAAAATTATCCTGAATGGATGGATGATATTGCAGTTAGCATTATCTCTAAAGGATACCTTCTACCAGGTGAAGACGTTTATAAGGCTTTTACTCGAGTAAGTAAAGCAGCCGCAAGACGACTTCGCAAACGAGAACTCCAACCTCTATTCTATGAGGCAATTGAAAAAAACTGGCTATGTTTAGCATCTCCAGTATTATCTAACTTAGGTACTGAACGTGGAATGCCCATTTCTTGTTTCGGTATTGACGTAGAAGATTCTATTGAAGGAATTGCAGGGTCAAATTCCGAACTAATGAGATTATCTTCTCAAGGTGGGGGAGTTGGTATTGGAGTATCTCGTATTAGAGGTAGAGGTAAAGCCATTAAGGATAATGGTGTATCTGAAGGTGTAGTTCCTTGGGCTAAAATTTTTGATTCAACTATTTTAGCAACTAACCAAGGTTCAGTAAGAAGGGGTGCTGCTTCTGTAAACCTATCAATTCACCACCCAGATATTGAAGAGTTTTTGGGTATTAGGCGTCCAAAAGGTGATGTTAACAGACAATGTTTGAACCTACATCAATGCGTTGTAATTGATGATAAGTTTATGAATGATGTTGAAAACAAAGAACCTAAAGCATTAAAATTGTGGGGCGAAATTCTAAAAACTCGACTTGAAACTGGCGAACCCTACATTATGTACGAAGATAATGTAAATAATGCTAATCCTGAGGCGTACAAGCAAAACAATTTAAAGGTTTCAATGACCAATATTTGTAGCGAAATTTCCTTGTACACAGATGAATTGCATTCCTTCATTTGCTGTCTATCTTCTTTAAACGTGGCACGTTGGGATGAATGGAAAGATTACAAGTTTGAAAATGGTATGTCGTTGCCTGAACTTACCACTTGGTTTTTGGATGGTGTATTGCAAGAGTTTATTGACCGCGCTAAGGGTATGAAATTCATGGAAAATACCGTTAGATCTGCCATTAAAGGCCGAGCAATTGGTATTGGGGTGCTAGGATGGCATACATTGTTACAAACCAAAGAATTACCGTTTGTTAGCGTTGCTTCTTCTGCTTTACGTAAACAAATCTCTAAGTTTATTTACGATGAAGCAATTAAAGCTTCCAAAGCACAAGCAATTGAATTGGGTGAACCTGAATGGTGTAAAGGAACTGGCTTAAGACATTCTCACCACATTGCAATTGCCCCAACTGTAAGTAATGCTCACATTTCAGGTGGTGTATCCCCTTCAGTAGAACCAATTCCCGCAAATGTTTACAACCTTAAAACCGCTAAAGGAGTGTTTATCAAGAAAAACCGAATTCTTGAAGAACTACTTGAAACTAAAGGCTACAACATTGATAGTGTTTGGGATCAAATCCTAAAAGATCAAGGATCTGTACTAGGATTACCTGATTACATCTTGACACAAGAGGAAAAAGAAGTATTTCTAACATTCAAAGAAATCAACCAGTTAGGTATTATCCAACAAACTGCTGTTTCTTATCCTTACGTTGACCAAGCTATTTCTCTTAATTTAAATTTTGATCCAAATGACTCGCCAAAGTGGATTTCTCAAGTGCACAAAGAAGCGTGGAAGCTAGGTATCAAGACTTTATATTACATGAGAACAGAATCAGTTTTACGAGGTGATACACTCTCCAGAATGGATGACTGTATTGCATGTCACGCTTAATTATATTTTTTATATTACATTTTTTGGAGGGGCGCAAAGCGCCCCTCTTTTTTATATTTATAAACAAATCCCACGTTTTTCCTACTGTTATATAATGGTTGTTTTAACTTTAAACCCAAGTTAGAATGAGATTATTATATTTGTTTTTTGCTTTGTTATTAAGCATGAACCTTTATGGTCAAGGAACCATACGAATTGAAGGAGTAGAAAATAAAATTATACTCGGTCCTCTAGCTAATAACCGAGATTTAGCTTTTGGGGTTAAAAACATACTAGAAGAAACAATCCAAGATAAAGGATGGGATCTAGATGATGCATCACCTCGTAGCATTAAAGTAGAAATAGTATATTTTGATATATTAAAAAATAATGTACAATTAGGTGCATTTGGTAAAAATTTAAGCATAACTGTAGTTATAGCTAAAGCTTATTTAATTGAAAATGGTAAAATAATTAAAACAACTGAGGCAAAAGGTCAAGCCAAAGACATCTCTACTGCAACTTTAATTATAGATCAGGGAGGTCAGTTTTCACAAACAGGAGTTTCAACATCACTTAAAAAGGTTTGTGAGCAACTTATTGATAACTTACTTCTATGAAAAAACTATTAATTCTTTTATTACTATTACCAACACTTTCTTTTGGTCAAATTATTGTTAACCAAGAAGTAGTTGAAGCTCCACCTTATCAAGTAGGAGATACTATTACAATTCGATACACATTACAAAACCTTACAGGTCAACCTGATTTTAGGTATTTTTGGTTAAGATTACAATATTCTAATCAACATTTACAACTAGTACCTAACTCAACTGTCTTTGTTAATGCTTCTACAAGACAAACCTACTTTTATCAATGGGTAGGATATAGATTTAATCAAAACCCTAACATAGGTGTAGGAGAATTAAACCGACAATTAAATGAAGGAGGATACCAGTATGTACTAGATCAAAACTGGAATATTGTCCAACTTAATGTGCAAACCCCAACAGATTTTCCTACTGGAGAATGGGTAAGACAAAAATTTGTTATAAAAGACCAATTAACTTTTAATAATATACACAAACTAGATATGGCTGATGCTCGAAACTCAGCTAATCAGCAAAAAACTCCAGTTGGATCTCAAGTATTGCAGTTAAGTTTAAACAACGTATCTGGTGCTTCTTCGGCGGTAACATTTAGAGTAGCATTTCCTGCAGGATATGATATTGCTAAACATAATGTTCAAATAGTAAATGTAGATGCTAATAACACCCCTAATTTTAATTCTATTGTAACTTCTGCTCCTTTAGATGGGGCAGGTCAAGCACTAATAACAACATTACAAACCGGAAAAAATTACTATGCTTTAATTACTCCTGCTACTCAACAATCTTTTATGAATGATATTGTAACAGTAGCAGATGCTTACAAAGCATTTTTACAAATATCAGATAAAGGTCTAAACTTAGATCAAAACTATTTTACTACACCTATAGAATATAAAGTAGGTAATGTAACATTAGGTGATAATACATTTGATTTAAGTGATTCTTATAATCTGTTTGCTTATGTAATGGGTATAAATGTATCCCAAACCTCTACTATACCTACTTCCACTTCTTCTAATATAAGATTTTATTCTGGAAAAATTGATACATTTAACCAAGGGGTATTTAACGGGCTTATAAACATTACAGGCCCATCCCATAGATTTGATTTTGGGTATGCATGGGCAGGTGATTTAGATTTCTCTCACTCTACACCTAAAACAGTTACTAGCATAGCTAATAGAACAAACCGAATAGAAACAACTAATAGACAAGCCAATACTGCTATTACAACTAAATTAGTTAATAGTAAAGTAGTAGTAGAAATAAAGCTAGAAGAAACCGATTTAGCTGGAGCCCAATACAAAATCCGATACGATGTTAACAAATTAGAATTAGAAGAAGTAGTATTTGATGCTGGAAGGGATATAACCAACTTCTCTACTCCAAGAGATAATGCTGTAGTATTTGGCTCTATTGATAATTTAGGTACATCTAAAGTAAAACCAGGTATGCCCTATAAACTTATATTTAAAACAAAATCTACAATATCTAATACAACAGGTTTAGTATTTATTGAATTTGCCGAAGCGGTTGCTGTAAATGGTGATAAAATAATTCTAAACATACAATAAAATGAAATCATTAAAATATTTAAGTATTGCCTCAATTCTATTATTAGGTGGATGTTTTCAAGAAGACATATATGAGCCTGAATTACCTGCTAATAATTTAGAAATAAAAGAGCAAGTAGGTATAAAACTAGAATCAGTATTTGCTACTGAAGAGGTAGCAATGAATGTAAAAACAGAAACTTCTGGTATTTATACCGTGAAGATACATCACATAAGCGGCAGAATTGTATCCAAAGAAGAAGTAAAAGTACAGGCTGGAGATAATATACTAAAATTGTATACAGGGGCACTTCCTAAAGAACCTTATACTATTGCTCTATATAACTCCAAAAATGTTAGGTTAGCAGAAACTATTGTAAATTTATATTAACTAAACAGCTATGAGTGAAGAACAAGAACAAAGTGGTGGTTTCTTTAGCCAATTAAAAAACCAAATTATTACAGGAGCAGGAGTTATTTTAACTACTCTTGGAACCATTTTTATAGATGAAATCAAATCTATAGTAGGTATTGAAGAAGATGAGACTGAGCAAGTACAAGGTACTCAACAGAACAATCAACAACAACAAAACGTAGTAATTAACATTCCAGAACAAAAACCTGCAGAAACTAAAACTGTGGTTATTAAGGAACAAGCAGCTGCACCTGTAGAGAAAAAAGCTCCACCTAAAAAGACTGAAACAGAAAAACGTAAAGAAGAGGGGCTAGATTGGTAATGGAAAACAACACACAACCTTCAGGGTTTAAGCAATTACTAAACTCTATGATGCAAAGAAGATGGTTAATGACCTTAATCGTCTTGATTACTTTTATGTTTATAACATTAGGTATAATGATTTCTATTCACGTTGACACTGCTGTAGGGCAGGAATGGAAAGAGTTACTATTATTGTTATTAGGTGCATTTATCGGTTCTTATGGTAAAATCATTGATTACTGGTTCTCGGATACAGATAAAGATAAAATGTTAGTCCAGAAAATGGACGAAGAAGATGGAGTTTCTTTATCAAACACAAGTTCAACAGAAGAAAAATGACAAACCGCGAAACAAAAGACAAAAACAGAAAAGCAATGGCTAAAGCCACTATTAAGGCTCAACAAAAGTCTGGACTGTATAAAAAGAAAATGTAATGAGACTTACACTACTTTTTTTTATTTTAACAATACAATCTCTCTTGGCACAAACCAAGAGGGATTCTGTTTTAGTAGAGACACCTGTCTTTACAGTAATGTATTCTGAAACTTTAGAGCAACCTCTTTGGATTAAATACAGGTCTACAAACCGTCCTACAAATGTAAATAGAGGCCACATGAATTTCTATAAAGAAAAAGATGTACACACCTCTGATGATGCAGATTATAAAACAAATGTATACGATAAAGGACATGGAGCTCCAGCTGCTACGTTTTCCGATAATGAAGAAAATCTCAAGCAAACATTTTCATATCTAAACTCTATAATGCAGAATCAATACTTAAACAGAGGTAGTTGGAGAATGTTAGAGGAACAAGAAAGAAAATGGGACGATGAAGAACCATTGACTGTAATAATTAAAACTTATTTTGATAAATCTGTAAAAAGAGTACCAACAGGTGCTGCTATTCCAGACCATATGGAAAAGCACATCTACTTTGAAAACTCCAAACAATGGAGATGTTATGTTTTCTTAAACCAAAGACCTGAATACGAGTTTGAACGAGCAGGTATGTTGTGTAAATCAGAAAAACATAAACTTAAATAATCTATGAAAAATGTAATAAGTTCCCTTTTATTAGTTTGTATCCTATTTGTTATTCCCGGTATTGGATTATATACTGCCATGAATGGTATTTATAGTCCATTTGGATACCTTATCAGTTTTGCTATAAGCATTACCTTATGGTTTAGTTTACGTAAGGTTTTTGGTTGGAAAATTGATGGAAAAACAAAACGACTACATTCATGGTAAAATATCTTTTAAGTATCCCCCTATTTTTCCTATCTACTACTTTATTTGCTCAAGTAATAGGAAAAACCTCAACTGAAAGCTATCAAGCAGAATTTGAAAAATCTGCTTCCATATATTCTATTCCAGAATATAATGGTAAACCTGTACCTGTTGCTTTATTAACAATTGGTATAAGTGATGAAGTACTAGCCCAATACCCAGAACTTGGTGACTATAGAGTAGGACTAGGTCTAGCAAATATTGTAGTAGCCTTTATGGACGAAACTTTTAGATTTGAATTTGTAGAAACAAAGGATGAAATAAAAGATAGAATGATTGCCCAAATGAAAGCCTCAGATAAAGGTATATCTGCAAATAAAATAGAGGTAAAAGGAAATATTGTACTAGCCAAATATTTAGGCTATGTTGAAGTATATGATTTTTCTATTTCAGAAGACGAAACTATAAATTTAAAAGATGGTGTAAAAAATACACTAGTAACTAGATTAGGCTTACAGTTAAAGCTAGTAGATGCAGAAACTGGATTATACATGACTGGTTCAGGATTAGGTACCGCTACTACTACTCGTGAATTAACTTTATTAAGTGATCAAAATTTAGAGGAAGTAGCATTTAACCAATCCTCTATTGGTACTTCTACTAAAAAAGCTCTAGAAACTGCAGTAGCAAAAGTTGTAAAAAGAATGATACAAAAGGGCGTGTTTGATCACTAACCTAATGAAATATTTTCTTTTTATATTATTACTATGGGGGAATGTGGCCTTGGCCCAATCCCCCATTATTACCCAAACATATACCGACAGGTGTACGGGACAAACATTTACATTCTCGGTGCCATCAAACGGGCAAACTGTAGTAGTATTTTACAATAAATCACGTGTATTTACCTCAAATGACTTTACTAACGGTGTATTACGCGCTTGGCTAGAAGAAACATATGCTTGGTGGAGAAATTTAAGTCCATGTTCTACTAATCAAGCTACTGCAACTGCAGCACAACAAACTGCTCAACAAGCAGCCTCTACTGCTACTTCAGTAGCTACCAATATCCCAACACCCCCACCTCCCCCACCTTCAAACCCACCACCTTCAAGTGGTGGAACAACATCTTCAAGTAGTTCATCTTCATCTAGTTCTAGCTCAAGTAGCTCTTCTAGTTCTTCCTCTCAAGAAAAAAGTGGGGGAGAAGCAGAAAAGGGTGGTGGTAGCACAGAAGAAAAATCAGGTGGATCAGAAGAGAGTAGTAGCTCTGAAGAAAGTAGCAGTGAATCTGAATCCTCAGACAGTGAAGAATCTTCAGAAAGTTCTTCAGAAGAAGAAAAAGAGGAAAAAAAAGAAGAAAAGAAAAAATCCACTACTCCACCTGTAGTAGTTGCAAACGTAGCATCAATGCAAGGTTTAGATGGTAAATGGGCTACTGCTCTATCTTTTGGTATGAGTAAATCTTCTTTACTCGGGGATAAATCCTATGGAGTAAATAGTATGGTGTGGTCTAACATGAAACAGTTTCTAGTAGCAGGAAATTATTCAAAAACCCACGTAATAAATGGAGAAATAGACATGATTAGCTCTACTGCTATAAGTGCAGCTAAAATGTATTCAACATATCTGGTTTCAATAGGTCACGGTAAAGTATTTCCAGGTAGAGATGGATCTGTATTTGGATTCAACTTTGCAAGTAATGTAATGTCTGTAGAGCTAGCTCCTTTACAACGTGACTTATCTGGGTCTTTTAATACTGTATTTTTCTATACTAAATCCTATAACTTTACTCGATTATCTTTAGCACCATTAGCTGCTTTAGCCTCAAATCTAGTTACATATAGTTTTACTACCAAAACAATGAATATGCCTCATTCACATATATTGTTAACAGGAAATAACTTTAACTATGCTATAACACAAAGATTTGTAGCTAACTTAGGTATAATGGCTACTTCATCTTTATCTAATGAATTTCCAACTACCTATGCTGTAACTATTGGTTCTAGATTTCAATTTTAATATGTATAATAGATAAAATAATGTTTCACTCAAATATGTTGTGCCATGTTAAACTATTTAAAAAATAAATGGATGGCTTTCAAGGACATTTTTAAAGACAACAACTCTTACAACGAAAAAAACATCGTAGGATTTGGATCATTTGCGGTAATGGCAGTATTTGCAGCCGCAGACATTGTAACTGGTATATTAGGTATGCCGTTAGAAATTACCGATATCATCTTCAACTCATTTGTAATCATTACATTGGGTTCTTTTGGTATTGATGGAGTAACTAAAATCTTTAGTAAAGACAAAAAAGAAGAAGAACTATGAGCTTAAAATCATTGCAAGCTAAAATTGGAGTTGCCGCAGATGGTGCATTTGGACCTGGTACTTTAAAAGCAGCTATGGCCTATTATAAAATGACACCTGAAAGAGCTGCTCACTTTTTTGCCCAAACCGCTCACGAAAGTGGAAACTTTAAGGCATTTTCCGAGAATTTGAATTACGGTGCTGCTGGTTTAACCGGAATATTTAAAAAATATTTCCCAACCACAGAAAAAGCATTACTTTACGAACGCAAGCCTGAAAAAATTGCTAACTTAGTTTACGCTTCTCGTATGGGTAATGGTGATGAGGCTTCAGGTGATGGATTTAAGTTTAGAGGTAGAGGTGCTCTACAATTGACTGGTAAAGACAACTATAAGGTATTCTCTGAATACTTGAAAAAACCAGAAATCATGACTAATCCTGATCTAGTAGCAACTGAATTTGCTTTCGAATCAGCAATTTTCTTCTTTGACAGAAATAAGCTATGGGACATCTGCGATAAAGGTGTAAACAAAGACACAATCCTAGCTCTTACTAAGAGAATCAACGGTGGAACTCACGGACTAGCTGATAGAGAAGAAAAAACACTTAAGTACTACGGCTATCTAAAATAATATTTTAGAATGAAACCCAGCTTAAGTTTAATTTTATCTTCTGTTAGCATGACTGCAGCTTTTGTATGTTCATATTTTATGGAAATTACAATGCAAAACGCCGAACAATATTTAGCTATTACAGCTCTAATATTTGCTGATGGATTTTTTGGAGTAATTGCAGGAGTAAAAAGAGAGGGATTTAAAACCTACAAAGCAGTTAAAATATTAAAAAATCTACTATTTTGGATCATATTTTTAACTGTAATACTAGGAATTGAAGCTAATTTTAGTGGGACATTTTGGTTAAGTGAAACTATAATTACCCCTCTAATCATATTCCAGCTAATAAGTGCTCTAAAAAATGCATCAATGGCAGGATTTGTTAAGATAGATGAATTAAACAAAATACTGGATAAAATAGATAAACATAAAGGGGAGCGATCCTAAAAAAATAAGGTTGGATTTTATCCAACCTTTTTTTATATTTATAGATATGTTAAAAAATCTAAAACAAAGTATATTCCCATTTATTATAGCATTTTCTGCGCTATCTGTTAGTGCTTCTGCTGCTTTTTATTCTATAAGTGGATTAAGCAAACTATTTGCGGGAGCTTCATTTGAGGTAATAGTCATGGCTAGTTCTTTAGAAATAGCTAAACTAGTAATTGCCTCTTTACTATACCAATATTGGAATACTATAAACAAAGTATTACGTACCTATCTAATGGTAGCTACAGTAATATTAATTCTCATTACCTCTATGGGAATATATGGTTTCTTGTCTGCTGCTTACCAAGAAACAGCTAATAAGGCAGGCAACATGGATGCTCAAGTATCTTTGGTAGAAGTCAAACGAGATAACGTTAAAGAGCAACTTACAGTATACACGCTCGAGAAAGAAAACATTACTAAAGCTATTGCTGATCTACGGGCAGGACTAGCTAATAATATTATACAATACAAAGACAAGGATGGTAATATGATTACCTCTACCTCATCAGCTACACGTAATGCTTTAGAAAAACAATTAGATCAAGCAGTAACTAGACAAACTGACGTTAATCTTAAAGTTGATGAATTAAATACTCAACTTTTTGAATACGAAACCCAAATTGTAGAAATTAAAACTGGGAATGATCTTGCTGGAGAACTAGGACCATTAAAATACCTTTCAGGTCTTACGGGTATAGCAATGGATAAAATAATAAATGTACTACTTTTAGTCATTATATTTGTGTTTGACCCATTAGCAATTTCTTTAGTAATAGCAGCTAACTTTGCATTTTCTCAAATAAATCCTATAAAAGAAGAACAGCAATATGATCCTTTGGACTTAAATAAAGATGGGATTGTAGATGAAAGTGAAATGGCAATTGCTAAACAAAAAATAGAAGAATTAGAGCATAACATCGAAACTAAATCTCTATCTGGATGGTGGTTGAAAAAGGTAAAAAACCAAATTAATTCTTTAAAATCTAAAGTTGGAGAAGAAGATGAAACAAAAACATACTAGCTTGGCTTTTTAAAACAGGGTTCGTACATTTACATCAAATAAAAGTTATGATTTACTCTCCGACATTTCCAAAGCCGTACATCCAAGAAAAGCTATCCAAGCTTCGCAAACTAAAATACAACCAATTTAGATGGTGGAGAATGTACGACAATCCTGTTTTACCTTTGCCAAACAAAGCTCCGTTGATTGATAAAATCTTAAATGGTGACTATGATTACCCACACTACAAACTCCAGGCTGAACTGGTAGAACACGAGCTAAACGAATTGGCTCAAAAATGTGGTGGTAACAATGAAAAATTTGGAGAAAAAAGTGCGCTATTACGTGCTAAAAGAAAAAGATTGCTTGATGATTTTGAAAAAGAAGAAAACGATAAGTTAGATAGAATATTTAAAGAGTTTACTAAAAACTTTGCTGTAACCAAAGAACAAATTGAGGAAGAAATGCTAAGATTTGTTGGTAATTTAGGAGAGTTTTATTATTATATGGGAGTTAGATACCAAAAAGTACCTAATCCAAACAGACGCGGACGTAAAAAGAAAAATATATGATTAAAGTTTCACATGAAGTACCTAGATGTTTATTGAAAACATCCCTTGAATTTAACGATTATCAGTATTGCTTGCCCCATTTGCTAGATCAAGATGAAGTCTATAAAAAACACTTCTATGATTTTAAAAAATCAGGTGGGTATATTATTATGGACAATTCGTTACATGAACTAGGAGAGGCATATGACCACGAACGTTTAATGTTCTGGGTAAATGAGCTTGAACCTGATGAATTTATTGTACCCGATGTTTGGATGGATGCGGCTTCTACTATTCAAAACGCGAAAGAATGGATTAAATTCAAATATCCTAAGAACACAACTCCAGTAGCGGTAGTGCAAAGCAAAAGCTTTGAGGAAGCAGAGCAATGTTATCTTACATTGAAAAACATGGGATACAAGAAAATTGCTATGTCATATGGGGCAGATTGGTACGCTGAAAAATTCACGGGATTTAAAATAGATAAAGCCAAAATGTTTGGTAGAATTGCAGCTGTAAAGCAAATGTTTTACAATGGCACTATTAAAAAAGACGATAGAGTACACCTTCTAGGTTGTTCTTTACCACAAGAATTTGGATGGTATAATAATTGTTCGTACATTGAGTCAATTGATACTTCAAACCCAGTTATGGCTGCTTTGGAGGGTATCAAATATTCAGATACAGGTTTAGATTATAAACCTAAAGCAAACATGAATGATTATTTTAATATCGATTCTACAAAAGTAAATTTAAATTTAGTATTATATAACGTAAAAACATTTAAAAAAATTAACGAGTTATGATTTCACTATATGATTATTTAGGAAAAGCCGCAGGTAGAGAACTTGGGGGAAAAGTTTGGCAATATTCTCTTATTAGAGGAGTAGTTTCTGGATTTAGAACAATAGAAAACCCAGCATACAAAGGAATAGTTGCCTTGTATCCCAAAGAGTTTTTGGATGAGTTTTTTCTAGTGCAAAAAATATTTGTTAAATAATATGGGACTGTACTTAAAAGGTGCTTTAGACATGGGAGTTAAATTCCCATCCAACCTAAACGAAGGTATTACTTCTAGTCAAGAAGATTTGAAGGAAATGCTTGCTAAAGTTTGGAACAACCAAAACAACTTGACAAAAGAGGATATTAAAACTCTAGAGTATTTATCTAAAAAATAACGTTTGCCTATACGTTTAAAATACCTGGTAAAATTAAAAATTATACAAACAAATGAAAAGCGTAGTAGTATCACTAAGCGGAGGAATGGATTCCTCAACATTATTATTGAGAGCATTATCTGAATATGATAATGTAATTGCAATATCTTTTGACTATGGGCAGAAACATAGGGTGGAGCTTGAACGAGCTCAAGAGTTAGTTAGTTATATCAATACCCTATTATATAGAGTTGGAGAACCTTATGGAAAAGTTAAATATCAAGTTATTAGGCTTGATGGTTTAACTCCACTACTTAACTCTGCTCTCGTAACTGGTGGAGCTGAAGTACCAGAAGGCCATTACGAGCAAGACAACATGAAAGCTACAGTTGTTCCTAACCGTAACAAAATCTTTAGCTCAATTGTACAAGCAATTGCTTTGTCTACTGCTACTCAAACCGAATCTACTTGTGACATTGCATTAGGTATTCACGCAGGCGATCATGCAATTTATCCAGACTGCAGACAAGAATGGAGAGATGCAGATGATCAAGCATTTAGAGTTGGAAATTGGGATGTTGGAAGAGTTGGACACTTTACACCTTATCTACACACAGACAAGTTCGGTATTCTACAAGATGGAGAAATGTTGTGTGAAAAATTAGGTTTGGACTTTAACGAAGTATATTCAAGAACAAATACTTCATACAAACCAATCCAGCACCTAGTAGAAAAAGAAATTAGTGTATTGGCTAGCCTTAAAGAAATGCAACAAATTCCAGTGTGGTTTAGTGACTATAAAAGTGCAAGTAGCGTGGAGAGGATAGAAGCCTTTATTAAATTAGGTAAACCAGATCCAGTTGCTTATGCAGACGAAACCGGACCTGTAACTTGGGAAGTAGCTAAAGCACACGTAGAACAAGTATTAAACAACCATAACAATTAAAATTATGTTCGAAACAACAACATTAGGATATTCAGGAATTACAGGAACCGGAACAATATCAAATGGTATTACTTTCCAAGGACCAACAGATACTTTCCTAGGATTAACAGGTACAAATCTAATAACAATCCCATCAATTTCAACCGAAAACATGACACTAAACCAAGTAAAAGTAGCAGTATTTACAATCACAAGAGATGTAGACACAAATGAAATTAATTCAACTAAATTCGTAAAAGAATTGTGGGTTGAGAAAAAAAATGGAACATCAATTGATTTAATCGTTGCAAAACAATTAGATGCAGATTTTGATCCTGAAACTACAGTAATTAAAGAACTATTTACAATCAGTTTCTAATAACGATTGTCCTATGGTGTAACGGTAGCACAAGTGGTTTTGGTCCACTTAGACGAGGTTCGAATCCTTGTAGGATAACATACGGGCCTTTAGCTCATTCGGTTAGAGCAGAACACTCATAATGTTAAGGTGGCAGGTTCGATTCCTGCAAGGCCCACAGAGATAGTACCTTTCTTAAATAAATTTATAAACTAAAAAAGAAAGGAAAATTATGGAAGTAGTATATTTTGTTTTAGGAGTAGTCACAGTTTTATTGATATTAGGAGTTGTGGTTATTGTTAGAGTAGGTACTCTAGTAAAAGAGTTGAAAGAAAAAGTTCAACATTTAGAAAGAGGTTCAAATGATGTAGTAAATGATATACATCGTAGAATTGAAGATGAAGTTAGAGAATTGCGTACTAAAATAGATTTTAATGAAAGAGAAATTTTTTCTCAATTAGACTCAAGATTAGATAAACTAGAATCTAGAATTAGTAGACAAAAAACTCAAGTACCAAAAGGGTAATTGAAAAATTGAAAGGTATTATCTCTGTATTGTAGAGTGTTGAAATTGGCAGACATGCCCACCTGTCTCGTGGGCGGGGATAACGAAATAAAGTAAGGATATTGGGGTAGACCACCGGCTTGCAAGCGCTATTTGTCCTTTACCTAATTGCCCCGTGAAGGTTCGACTCCTTCCTCTACAGCACCAGCTCCTAAAGCATTGCTGGCGATGCGCATGACTTGTAATCATGATAACTTGGTTCGATTCCGAGTGGGAGCTCAACAGTACTTCGTTGCTTACCGTAAGAACAGCATAGAGGTCATATCCCGCTCGGTTCGTCTAGGGGTTAGGACGTATCCCTTTCACGGATAAAACACGGGTTCGATTCCCGTATCGAGTACAAATCAAAAACATATGGCACTATTTAAAGATTTAAAAGAATTACAAGAAGAATTGCAATACTGGGTAGACTATAAACCTGTAAACAACATGGGCAAATGGTATGTAAGCATCAGAATTGACAAAATAAAGAGAAAAATTAAAGCAATTGAAAAAGAGCTAGAGAAAAGAAAAAATAGATTGGTCCCTTAAACTCCATTTCGTACCTTTATATTATGTTAAATGCCGGGATGGTGGAATAGGTAGACACGCAAGACTTAAAATCTTGTTCGCCAACGCGAGTGCGGGTTCGATTCCCGCTCCTGGTACTATTAATTAAACTTATTATATTTATAACAAACAAACCAATTTACAAATCATGAAAAAAGTAACAATGATTTTCGCTGCAGCAGTAATGTTTGCTGTAGTATCTTGTGGAGCTAAGAAAACTGAAGAAGTAGTAGTTGACTCTGTAGCAGTTGAAGCTGACACTACTGCTGTTGATAGCACTGCTGTTGTAGTTGCTGACAGCGCTGCTGTTGAAGCTGCTCTCTAATAAAGCAGTTCACAAGATGAATTAAGGAGCTTGGAGACCCAAGCTCTTTTTTTTATCTTTATATAAAATAAAATGTTATGGTAAAAGATATTAAATATTTCTTCAAAAGAAAGTACAGGCAAGTAGAACGAGTAATTGATTTCTTACCAATCATTTGGAAAGGATTTGATTTTGATTACAGCTATTCAGTTGACCTCTTTAAGAAAAGTCTAGAAAGACAAGCAAAATTATTTGAATCAGAGGCACAAAATTCAGATAGATCAAAACAAAATGCTTCACGAATCAGAACCGCAATCCACTTGATGGATAAAGTTTATAATGAAGACTATGGTAGTGAATATCAAGATAAACTAGAACAACTATATGGTGATAATGCATTAGACTTTTGGTTTGAAGATACAGGTGAAGGTGATGGTTCAACTTTTTTGAGATGGGAATATGAGAAATGGGATAATTCAGAAGAAATTGACGAAGTTAGAAAAAAACTATTTTTAGAATCCAAAGAAAAACAAAAACGAGCACACAAATTACTTTGGGATTTTGTAGAACATAATATTCAATATTGGTGGGATTAATATGAAACAGACAGCAGTAGATTGGTTATTCAACAGATTGTGGGAGACACCAAAGGATAAGTTTACTTGGCAAAGTATTTTAAAAGAAGCTAAGGAAAGAGAGAAGATGCAAATTGAAAGGGCAAATTTACACGGGGCATCAGCTACAATTTTACATAGATATGAATTAGAAAAGTATTACAAAGAAACCTACGAAGAAAATGAAAATATCGATTAACGAAGTATGGGGTCAAGTTTATTTTCTCCCGTTCATAAAACTAACACACACAAGACAACTAAATGGTGATTTAGAATTGATTATTGGCTATTTAAAATGGGAACTAGTAATAGGAATATGAAAGCTACAGAACAGGGATATCAATACTGTTCTAAATGTAAAAAAGAAACTTGGCACACTCCTAAATTTGGATTGGTATTTGAAAATAAGAGAAAATGTAGTGTATGTACTACTATAAACCAAATAGAAAAATAATATGGGAACTATAGTTGCAATTGGAGTTATTTTAATATTTACAGGTATGATATCTGTTCTTTGGGTACGAGGAATTAATTATATGGATAAAAACTACCCAGATTATAAAGGTTATGATTTGTTTGACGAAGAAGAAAAAGAAGATGGCAAAGTATCTTAAAACTGCGTTTTTTAAAGAAATTGAACTCCTTAGAGATCAAGAATATATATCTTATGGAAAGATGTTAGAAATAATCCAGGATGAAGTAATTATAAATTACAAGCAAGATAATACATTTAGAAAAAAATTAAAACGGTTCTTTAAAGATATTTGGTTGGGGATTAAAGTATCAAACAATATTAAAGAAAACAATCAAATATTTTAAATTATAAGGTTATGGCAAAAAGATTAACACTAGCAGAAAAACAAAATTTATTCATTGAAAATGCAATCAACAAAATGTTTGAGATTGCAGGACACGATGTCACTTACAATGATATAAAAGGTAGACAAGACAATTGGTATGCCCAATGGACTATGACTATGGACCAAAGTGAGGAGTGGAGGAAATGGGGTGTAGCTGAAATTAAAAAACAGTTTAAATACAGTACTGTAATGGCTGAAAGAGAAATGGGAATGGTTTCTCTAATGTGGGGGCTAAAGTTTAGTGATTTTAACAAATAAGCTTGGAATCCCAAGCTTTTTTTCTTACATTTACATCATGGAAAAAGAAACATACAAAAACAGGTACGGAGACATTTACACATTCACTCCCACAGGTGATGGTAATATTCTATGGGAAGGTAGTTTTAGCTATACACGATTTGCATGGCCCAATGACTACACAGATGCTTACAATGCCTACCTTGAGCAAGGTGGAACTATGCCCTTAAATGAATTTAAGAAAAAAGTTCATGAATGGGATGAAGTAAAAAAAGAATATGTTATGGGTAGAGAGCTAATAAGCCTAGTAAAATCAGATACTTCCAAACTTGATATGGTTGATCCTTCAGGAGGACCTTATATTGGTACAGGAATGGAATGGATGGGAAAAATCGTTGTAGGAATTGAACCCCAAGAAAGTGGGTATTTGCTTGTAACTGAAGATATCGAAAAATAAAAATATGCTAGAAATTGTAAGACATACTTTTGGGTTGTGTGGGGAACACTCTCATCCAAACATTTTCACTTTATTTGCAAGTGGAGTTGGATTTACGGGTATTTATTCGTACATTAAATACAAATATTTTACTAAAAATAAACAATAATTTATGAAACAAATTCTTTACTTCACCGCTTCATGGTGTGGTCCCTGTCGTATGTTAGGTCCTATTATAGAATCTGTAAAAGGACAAGTTAACTATTCAAAACTAGATGTAGATGTTGAGCAAGATTTAGCGGTTAAATACAAAGTTAGAAGTGTACCTACTTTGGTTTTGGTTGAAAACGGTGTTGAAAAAAACAGATTAGTAGGAGTACACCAAGCACCTGAAATTCTAAAATTTTATAATAGCTAATCAGTTATGGGAACATTTAAATCAAGTAAGTTATTTGATGGTTATTCTACCGTCTTTAGACAATGGAAAGCAGATACTACACATTGTAAATATCTACACGGATATGCTATATCTTTTAGAGTATGGTTCGAAGGTGAACTAGATGAGCGAAATTGGGTTTGGGATTTTGGTGGTATGAAAAGAGCCAAACACACCATTGAAGGTAAATCACCTAAAGATTTTTTTGCCTTTTTACTAGATCACACTATGATTATAGCTGAAGATGATCCATTTCTAGAATCATTCAAACGAATGGATGAAGCAGGAGTAGTACAACTAAGAATTTTACCTGCTACAGGATGTGAAAAGTTTGCAGAATATCTTTATGAAGTTATTAATGAATTCCTAGCAGTAGAAACCGATGGTAGAGTAAAAGCAGCAAAAGTAGAAGTATATGAAAACGAAAGAAATGCAGCAAGTTATGAGGAGTAGAAGAAAAAAATCCCTTAACGAGGAAATTGAAAAAGAGTTATTTGATGCTAGTCAAAGACAATCAGTACAAAAACTAAAGGATATTCCAAATCCTAAACTCCATCAGCAAGTTTCATTTGTTAAATCTGGAGTTAGAATTGCAGCTTGTCTTTTAGGATTTGCGGGAATGTATGAAATAGGTTTTCTAGGCTTATTTTTAGCTGAATTGATTGGAGTTTACGAGGAATTGGTTTAAATTAAAAATACATGGACAAATTAGGTAGAATTGAAGACTACAATAAGGTATTACCTATTGTAGAACTATATACAGCGGTTCAATCCGAAGGAAGTAGAGCAGGTTATCCAACTATAGTTATTAGAACTACAGGTTGTACCCACAGATGTTTCTTTGGAGAAGGTGGATGGTGCGACAGCTGGTATACAAGTATCCATCCAGAAAAAGGTACATTTACCTTTAACGACATCATCAAAATGTATGACACTAATCCTCACATTTCAGAAATGATGTTAACAGGCGGTGCTCCAACTATGCACCCTGCTTTAGTAAACGAACTAACACATTTCGCAAATGAAAGAAACATATTCATCACCATTGAAACTGAGGGATCGCATTTTCTCCCTACCGATTATCCTATTGGTCTCGTTAGCATTTCTCCTAAGTTTGCTAATAGTGTCCCCGTTCTTGGGGTTGCTACCCCGCAGGGAAAGATCACAGACCAGAAAATGATTGATCAACACAACAAATTTAGATTGAACTATAGTTCAATTGCTAGAATGATTGCGTACCACAAAAGTTATCATCTAAAACCAGTTATTGACAAGGATTTAGCTATTATCCCTGAATACGAGGAATTTTTAGATAAACTAGCTGTAGAATTACAGAGTATAAGAGATGTACAAGAGGCATTCTTTTATACAGTATCTGATGTAGATGACATTCGAGACATGTTAAAATTCAATACTTGGATGATGCCTGCAGGAGATGATAGACCTGCACTATTTGAATCTTACCCTGTTGTAATGAACTACTGTAGAGATAATGGTTACAAGTTTACAGGTAGAGAACATATTATGGCTTTTGGTACTGAACGTTGTGTTTAATTTGGGATCTCAAATCAGGATTCGTATATTTACAAAAAATAAGATAGTTAATGGAAAATAATAGAAAGAAAAAACACACAAATTTAGAGGTAGTACCTGTAGGGTTTGCAAATGGTATTTCAACTCAATTAGCAGCTAAACGTGCTTTGTTTGGAGAAGCAACTGAGCTAACTGAAATAGAAAAAAATGATATTATCCAAAAAGCTACTAAAGCATATGGAGAATTTTTAACTGCATTAGGTTGTGATTGGGAAAATGACCCCAATTCAGCTGATACCCCTAAACGAGTAGCTAAAGCATATGTTCACGATTTGTGGAAAGGTAGATTTTCTCCAATGTCTGAAATTACATCTTTCCCAAGTGATGGATATGACGGAATTGTAATTGAAAGAAATATTCCACTTACTTCAATGTGTTCTCATCACCACCAAACAATTGGAGGAGTAGTTCATATTGGTTACGTGGTAGGTTTAGAAGGTAGAGTAATTGGTCTTTCTAAACTAAACCGAATTGTAGAACACTTTGGTCGTAGAGGGGCAATTCAAGAACAACTTACCTCTGCAATCCACCAAGCAGTAGATAAAATTACTGAAAACAATAAAGGTGTAATTGTTACAGTTGTAGGAACACACAATTGTGTTTCATGTAGAGGTGTTAAACATCAAGGTGCATCTATGGTGACAACAAAAGCTTCTGGCGTATTTATGGACAATAGCAACCAAGCACGCAAAGAATTTTTTGATAGTATCAAGATCAATAATGGAAACCACCCGGTATAGAATGTTAAAAGCAGGAAATAAAATCATATTAAATTGGGAAAATGTAGGTAGTCTTGTAGACAAATTATGTGCCTCAATCCTAAAAGATTTACCCAACATTGACTCAATTCATGGTATCAAACGTGGGGGATTAATTCCCTCCGTTATGATATCTCATAAATTAAATTTACCGTGGACTTACGAGATATTCCCTAACACTTTGGTGGTGGACGATATTTGTGATAGTGGAGAAACACTAGCTAATTACGCAGGAGTTTACACAGCAGTTTTATATTACAAGCCCCACACAGCCACTTTTAAACCTACTTTATATGCTAGAGTTCATAGTGGAGATGAATGGATTATCTATCCTTGGGAAAATGAAAGAGCAAAAACCCTTCAAGACTATAAACAATGAAGTTAGGAGATTTGTTGGAAAAGCTAATTTCTATTATTACCTTTAACCAAGGTAAAAAGATCGCAACCTACATAGCTAAACTGTTAGGTAAAGAAGATTGTGGGTGCGAACGAAGAAAACAAAAATTAAATAATCTATAAACTAAAAATTAAAAGTTATGATGTACTGGCAAGTAGATGTAAAACTCGAGTTTACAAACGATCGGGGTAAAGTTCAAAAAGTTACCGAAAAATATCTAGTAGAAGCATTTTCTGCAACTGAAGCCGAAGCTGTTATCTATAAAGAATTTGAAGGTGAAAGTAACTTTACAGTTGAAAAAGTAGCTAAGTCTAAAATTCTAAAAGTAATTAACATTGAACAGTAACAATCTAAAGTATTTATACTGCATCCAGTATAAAACTATTGATGGTAAATATCATACTCAACACTATTGGCTTAATACTCATCCAGATGATGATGCAATCAGAAAAGCTATTGGAAAGAATGAAAAATTGACTAAAATCGAACCCGATTTTGTTTATTATATGGTTTATGATAAGTCTCAAGAAGTACCATTTGTAGATGAAGTAGAAAAATTTAATGCTACATTTGGTAAACCTAATAACTATAAACCAAATATTCCAAGTAGAAATGAGTGGGAGTTTGTCTACAACTTTGTTTTAGAGGAACTAGAAGAGTATAAAGAAGCATGTGAAAGTGGAGATATTGTTGGAGTTTTAGATGCTCTTTGTGATATTACGTATGTTTCTTTAGGTAATGGGGTTATGTTGCATGGACTTAGACGCAAAATCTTACCAGCATATGCTGAGGTTCAAGCCTCAAACATGTCAAAATCTTGTGTAACCGAAGAAGAAGCAAGACAAACCGTAGAATTGCGCTCTAAAGAACAAGGTGAACCGTGTCATTACGAGGAAAAAGGTGATTACTATGTAGTTTATCGTTCACGCGATCGCAAAGTAATGAAATCTATCAATTATTTTAAACCTGATTTAACGCAATTCTTTAGTGTAACAGAAATGAAAGATTGCGAAACAAAACACGATTCAGATACTATAATTTAAAAAAAATGTTATGTTCTTAAAATGTATTAAAGGCCACCCAGGAATTCTAGAAGAGGGACAAATATATGAAGCATGTATGGTCACTGAAAATGGACATTTTGTATTGCTAAGAGTTAACCCTCCTGCACCTCATACTTGCTTTAACAAAGAAAGGTTCGTACCTATTGATATTGATGATATTAATATTAAAGAGGTATTTGAACTTGCTATGGAGCTATGAGTTATAAAAAATGTTATGCTACTCGATTAGGTGGAAATAAATATAAAATTCACTTATGGGATGAAGCTGGTTATGATGAGATTGAGTGGTCTAATGCCGCTTATCAAGAATGTGATGAAAGTGAATCTGAATTTAGGGGCTTAAATTATGAGCCCCTAAAACGGGTTTATAAATGGGATAAAAACACTACCCATTTGCATTTTCATGACATGAAACCTCACCAAAAATTCCTTATTGAAAGATATAAGACAGACGATACTCCATCCAAAGGACATAGAGAATTGTTTTTCGATATAGAGTGCGAAATTGGAGGTGCTTTAACTGAAGAATACATTGAAAAGGCTCCTATGCCTATTACCTCTATAGCGTATTGGGATAAAACCCCAAACAAATGGGTGATTTTAATTTTAGACAAACAAAACCAACTACAACCCTTTAAATCCGAAGATAAAGAAATTATCCCTATTGCTACCGAAAGGCAATTGCTTACTAAATTTATTGAACATTTTAGATCAATTGATCCAGACATACTAATAGGATACAACAGTGATTTCTTTGATATTCCTTACCTATACTACCGAATGTGCAATGTTTTGGGTAGTGAAGTAGCTAGTTATTTATCTCCAATTAACCAAATAACATGCAAAAAAGGTAATGACTATTGGTATGTTGAAAATCAGTACGTTCAAATTGTAGGAGTTGAATCTTTAGACTATATGCGCTTGCATAAAAAATATAGTTGGAAAGATGAACCATCCTGGAAATTAGATGCTATTGGAGAAAAATATGCAGGATTAAATAAAATTGAATTTGATGGAAATTTAGATCAATTATTTGCTACTGACATTCACAAGTTTATAGAATATAACTTTCGCGACGTTGAAATCCTTAAAGCGTTGGACGAAAAACTCCAATACATTGGTTTAACAAAAAACTTGGCTCACAAAGGAAAACATAACTACAGTGAAGTATACCAAAACAGTGTAACCCAAGATGGAGCAATTTCAGCTTATTTATTAGGAAATGGTATTATCCCACCTCGTAGAGATCCAAATCCACAAAGTAAAAAAGGATATGCTGGTGGATATTTGTTTTGTCCTAAAGCAGGTTTGTACAAGTATATGTTTGATGAAGATTTAACTTCACTATACCCTTCAATCATCATATCTTTAAACATTGGTAAAGAAACATATACTGGAAGAATTTTGGATGCTGACGATAGAAACAATAGATTAGGTCTTGGAGATCTAAAGCAAATGGATCCAAATGATACAGTACTAGTTGAAAATCCTAAAGGTAAGCAAGCTCGAGTAGAGATAGAAAAACTTATTAACATTATAGAAACACAAAAATGGACCATTTCAGCTAATGGGTCTATGTTTAAAACCGATCGCGAATCTACTTTAGCAACTATATTGAAAAAATGGTTCCAAGAACGAGTTGACTACAAAAACTTGATGAAAAAAGCATATAAAGCAGGAGATAAAGAAAAAGGTGAATATTACCATTTGATGCAATATACAATGAAAATTCTACTTAACTCACTCTATGGTGCTACAGCTTTACCTTCATTTAGGTATGGAATGAGCTTTTCTATCTTAAGTGAGGCTATTACATTGAGTGGATGGAGAATTATTCAAGAATCTGCTTTAGCAGCAAATCGTCACATGAACAAGGTAATTAAAGGACAAATAACGCTATGAAACATTTAGAGGAAACACCTTGGTTTGTTTGTGATGAAGGAGATACTAACTTTTGTGCCTACATTGACACAGATTCTAATTACTTTAATGCCGAACCACTTTTAAAATATCTATACCCTGATTTTGAATCTTTTGATGACGGAAAAAAAGATGAAATACTAGAGGAAATAGCACTTAAATATCAAAATATTATAACTGAACATTATAATGTTTTAGCTAAAGAATGTTTTAATGTGCCTGACTTTATTGGAGAGGAAGAGCATAAACACCGTTTAGAAATGAAAACTGAGTGTGTTATTCGCTCAGCTTACTTCAGAGCTACAAGACGATACGCTCAGTGGATTACTAAAAAGGAAGGTATTACTAAGGAGGAACTAGACATTAAAGGTCTAGAGTTTATGAAAGCTAATTTCCCTCCTATCTTTGGAGAGTTCTTTAATAGCATATTAGAACAAGTACTAAAAGGTGCACAACATAAAGATATTTTAAATCAAATTAAAACCTTTAAAAAGCAAGTACTTAACGGAGAAATATCTATTAACAAATTAGGTAACCCTACTTCAGTTAAAAAGCTAGAAAAATACACAACCAAAAAACCTAGAGCAGGGGAAGTATTTACGCAAATAGAAAAAGGAGCACCTGCTCCTGTTCGAGCAGCAACTCGATACAATGACTTATTAAGATTATGGGGTTTAGATAAAAAACACAATTTAATAACTATGTCTGATAAAGTTAAATGGATCTATCTAAAAGATAATTCATATAAAATAGAGGCTCTAGCATTTCTAGATTATGATATGCCAGATAAAATTAAACAGTTTCTAGATGCCTACGCTGATAAGCAACAAGTGTTTGATAGCATCTTGTTAAATAAACTTGAAGGTTTCTTTTCTGACTTAGGGTGGTCTTTAGATTTGAATCCCCATCTAAATTCATTATCTTCATTTGAAATTTAAAATATATGATACACAAAAATAAGTTACTAAGTTTTATCTCTAAGTATTA